ACTGCTGTAATAATCAGTAGTTGCAATATCGCTTGTATTAAGTTTGGTGTTTTCATCTTGAGTGACCTTTTCAGAATTAAGATTAATCGTATCAGTTTTGGCTTCTGCTTTAGCAACCGCTTGTAAGTCTAAGACCTTTTGAGCATCCCACCTAGCTTGTATTTTAGCTTCACCAGCTTCATGGCCTCTAAGATAAGCACCAAGTATTGCCAATGACAATAAGATTACTATTCCTAATTGCTTCCAATATGTCATTAAAAAAAGCATTATTTTTCCGACCAATTTTTAGCAGCTATCGCAACACCAAGCGCAGCAATACCTTCAGCAAAATCGCTAAACTGTGGGTCACCAACAGTTGCAAACTTAAACAACATTTCAATCCCACCAACAAAAGCAATAACCCTAAAAGCGCAAATGGTTTGATTGTCACGTTCACTTAATATGTTGTGTAACCAATTCTTAATCATTTTTTGTAAATCTACCTTTTGCATCCCTGTGATAACTTCTTTTTGATAATAACTTTTTTAATAGTTTTGCTAGTTTTTTAAACATACAGCCCCCTATTTCATTATTTTTTGATAGCAAGTAATCCAATTAGTTGAAATACATTGTTGTGCATCAATCACAGTTATTTTTCCAGCACAGACTTGACGATGCAATTCATTTTCTAATTTGTCTTTGTCATGTGCGTTCCATTGACCGCAATAAGATTGTGGCCACAAGTTTTTAATGTTATTACTGCCACCAAGTTCCAAGCTGATTAAATGATCAACTTCTAGACCTTGAGAACATACGCTTCTATCATTAGTCACGTTATATTTTTTATAAACGGCTTTCTTTTCAGATTCGGGTACATTGCGAACTGTAGACGTTGCCGTAAAGCAAATATCTTGCTTGTTTGATGTCCTAACATCACCCATCGTAATTGATACGTCAGGAAGCGTTCCTGCAAAGGATGGAAGGCTAATTAGTAAACATAGCCACCATTTACTCATTTACGATGTTCCAATATATCAAATAGCTTGCTAATCATTTCTTTTAACTCTCGTAAATCATCACGATAATCGTGTTTTGATACATATTCTTTAGGCAATTCTTCACGCAATTTAGCCAAGTCAATTTTAAGTTCTTTAACCGCAGTCCAAAGCTCTCTTAAAAACCAACCAAATATTAAACCAGCAGATGAAAATAAAAGATTTAGTAAAGATTGTGTTTCCATGACAAGCCTTAAGTTTTTTGAATGTAAGCTAAAGCATAGTAAGCAGGTAAATTAGAACCTGTGCCTGTAGTATTGCTTGTAGCACCCACAGCGTAGCTATTTCCTGCGCCTACAACGAATTTATCTCGTAAGTCTGGAGTACCATTAGACCCGTTACATAAAACGTAGCCTGTAGGTACAGCGTTAATAGCACCTGACCAAATAATAATAGTGCCTGTAGGAATTGGATTAGGTGATGCTGCAGTTTGTAAAATGCCGTAAACATTATCAATAGTAAATAAAACATTATTTGAACTATCAGACAATACAAATTTATAGCTAGAACCAGCAGTCAACCAAACAGGCGATGGTGTTCTACCATTAGTGCCTAATACAATAGGATTGGTGTTAGCTACTGAGCCTGTGTTTTCAGTATAAGTAGATAGCGGTGTAGATGAACCTGCTACATAAGTGTATAAAAGACCGCCAGCTAAAGGGACACCTGTGTTGGTAAAGAATTGTGATCCGTTACCTATTGGGGATAGTAATACACTCATTATTGCTCCTTACCTATATTTGATAATAAATTAACAACATTAGAAGTTGCGGGAAGCATATTTGCACCAACTCCATATACTGCTGCTTTTGTAGCTGCTTTAGGAAGTGTTTTTGTTAATAATTGTTTACGCATTGTATCGCTACTCATGCCAGCACCAAATTCATACTTAAGTCTATTGCGTTCTTTTTCAGCCATTGATGCTGCTGTTGCTTCTGCATTTTTAGACAATTTATTTACAGTTGATGCCACAGGAAGTCCCGTTGCTATATCAATAGCACCAGCAACTAAATTACCTGCATTTTCATTTCCTTGTTTATTTTCTTGCTGTTGTTGGGTAAAGAATTTTCTTAATGAAGCGCCAGTTCCTGACATACTTACATGATGACCAACAGGCAAATTAAATGCAGCATCAGAAACTTCACCAAAATCTTTTAATTTTTTAATAAAATTTGCAGATTGTTGATTAGCAGCATCAATTTCAGCTTGTGACATATTTTTTGTAATTGAAGGCTGAAATATTAAATCTAATTTTTTATTATCTTCTAAATTTTTAATAATTTTATTATAAGTAGTTGCGCTAAAACCTTTTGCTTTTGTTGATTCATTTCTTAAATGATTTAATACGCCAGCTTGCATATTTTGCATTGCAACAGGATCATCTTTAATTAAATCAATATAATTAGCTAACTCTTTATTTTTTGCTTTAATAATATATGAAGAATTAAAATTATCAGGGCTTAATTTTCCATTTTTAAAATCTGCATAAGTTTCATTATACAAAGGACTATTTTTATCTTGCATTTGTTTTTCGTGTCTTGCTAAAGAACGTGCTTCATCAGCTGCTGTTTTTAATTCAGCAGTTGCACCTTCTGGTATTGGCAAGTTCTCCATTTCATCTCTAATTAAACCTAAAGCGTGTTTAACTGTTCCATCTACAGATGGTGAACGTTGAATTGTTGCAATGTCACTTCTGAGCTTTTCAAATTTTGAAAAATTCATTGGAACTTTTCCGCTTGCATAATCTTGTATTTGTTTTAATACTTTTCCACCAGTACCCTCAGGTTTTCCTTCGTGGTCTGTTAAATAAATTAAATCATTTTCAGCACTTAATCTGTCAAGCGCATTTTTACCTAATACAGTTCCATCAACTGGCAAATTGCCGCCATTTAAATCTGCAATTTTTTTATATGCAGCACTGATTGCTGATTTTAATGATTCAGCTTTTTTTGCAACGCTTTTAATTTGCTCTTCTGCCGTTGAAAAATGACCAGAATCTGTAATTAAAGGAGATGTTTCATTAATAAAATGGTTAAAATTTTCGTTTGCCAATTCATTTTGTTTTGCTTCATGAACATTAAATCCATTATCTCCTCTATTTTCTCTTTCTTCAGAAACTAAACCTGCATCTCTTGTAGCTTGAGCATCTGTAAGTCTTAATGGTGCAGGTAAAGACTGGTCTTTAGCGTGAAGTCCAACAGCAGTTTCATTTAATACTTTTCCAGCATTAACGTCTTTTACAATTTTTTCTTGTATATTTGGCGGTGCTTCAGCAATAACTTGTTTTGTTTCATTAGACAAACCTGCTTTATCAGATGCTTCTACTGCTTGTTTTGCCAAATCTGATGTTGCACCTGTTACTGCGCCTGTAGATGCCGCTGGATTTGTTTTGCTGCGCATCCAATCCCATGCTTCACCTGCTTTGTTAGCACCATAACCTAATACTTTAGATGCACCATAAGCAATTGGCGCAGTTATTGAACCACCAATAGCACCGCCACCAACTTGTTCTACTTTTTTAAGCCAATAATCTAAAGGATTTTCAACGTCAGGAGTTCCTTGCATAGCTCCTGCCATTCCACCGCCTTTAGCACCTTGTCCCATTAATCCTAAAATTGATGAGCCAGCTTTAATTTCACCTACAGGAACTAACGCAGATGGTGTTGCGCCTACTATTTCTCCTGCTACATTGTAGCCAGGATGTTCTAAACGATATGGTTCATTTTCTTGAGTTAATTCTGTTGATTTTTGATTTAACCAATTTCTAGGTGCGTTATAACCAAATTGAGCAGGTATTTGCGAAACAAGTTGAGGAACACCAATTAAACTTTGCATAGCACCAGTTTTAGTGCCAGAAACAAAAGATTCAAGTCCACCTTTAGGAACAATATTTTTACCAATAAGTGATGCAGATGGTGATGGTGATGGTTGTGTATTGTCACTTATTACATTAGACCAATTAAAATCAGATGTAGGGGTTTCATTTTGTTGAGCTGAAGGCATTAATTTTGCATGAACAGGATCAGCTTTGCCTAATGGTCTATGAATACCAAATTGATTTAAAAATGATTCTGGGATGTTTTCTGGAATGTCTAAAGCATCTGTATGAAACATTTCTTGATCAGGATGTTCATCAGGATTAATTGGCATATAAATGCCTTTTTCACCTTTTTTAGCTTTATCGTAAATTTCTTTTTGTTTTTCTCTTGTTCTGGCAGCACTAGTAACTGGAATATGTTGTCCAGTTTTTGCAAACCAAGCATCATCAGCTTGTTGAAAAGCAGATGACAAAGCAGGATCTGTATTTTTAAATTCATTAGTAGATGGAACAGAAACTATAGGTGCAGTAACTTGCATCCCTTGAGATGTTTTAGTAATGCTTGGATCTATTGATCCCCAATCAAAATCGCTATCACTCATTTAGTTAATCCCAATTTATATTGATTATCTAAAACTCTTAATGAATCAACTTTACGTTTAAATTCTCTTTGTTCTGAAGTAAACCCATCTGGCCCTTTTGGTGCTGCTCTGCCATTAGAATCAACTGCTAATCCAGCCCAAATATTTTTTGCTTCATCTGCTGGCATAGACATAAAAGCAATTGCACGAGGATCTTTAATCCTATCAAGTTTTTCTTTTACATCTAAATAAACATCTGGGTTATTTTGTAATTTTGATTTAATGCCTTGTTCAAGCAATGACATTTTTTCTCTAGCAATCATTAAATCTGCTGCTTTTTGAATTGCTTTTTCTGCCATTTTATTATTTGGATTTGACATTTGAGATAACACTCTAGCCGCATCAGTCATTCCAGGAGTATTTGAAAGCATATTTGATTCTTTGGTAAATAAATCTGTATATGCTGCTTCATCCATTGTTTGAGGATCAACTTTTAAATTAAGCGCAGATGCAACTTTAATTGCAAATGCTTTTCTATCTGCACCAGCACCTGTTGAAGCTCTAGGCGCAAGTTGTTTAAGATCTTGATAAATACCAATTCTGCTTTCTGCGCCACCTGCTTGTTGTTGAACATTTTTAAAATCTTCAGCAACAATATTTCTTTTATCTTCATAAGATTGTGACAATTTAGTAATAATAACAGGCTTACCATTTGCATCAATTTTGTAATAAGTTCCTACTGGTAAACCAAATGCATTATTTGGTTCTGCAATACCTTCTGTACCTACTGGTAGGTTATTCGCAATAAATTCACCTTGTGGTGTTCCAGCAGCAACTCCTGTAAGCAATGGATTAGCACCAGAAACAGGCTGAGTTCCGCTACCAACATTTTGAAACGTAGGTGCTGGATAGATTTTTTCAATTTGTGCTTGTGTAGACAACATAGATGCTTCTTTTTGAGCAAGCCATGATTGCAATTCTGTTTTCGATGGTGGATTGCCATCCTCTCCTTGAGGAAGCCCTAATAAAGATTGTTTTAATGATTTATCATCACCATTCATGTTTTCATTAATTTCTTTAGCTTTTCCAACAATAGAGTCAAGATTTAAATTTGGATCATTTTTCATCAATTGGAGTTGTTGAACAACACCTGTAGTGTGAGTCCACATATTTTCAAGTTGCGCTTTGCTTAATCCAACTAATGCAGATTCAGCCTCTGTTTTAGCTTTACTAATTTTAGGTGCTTGTGTTTCTTCTGCAACATTAGCTTCTGCTGTTGCACTTCTAATTTTTTGTTGTGCTTCTTGAATTAAAAGTGGATTAAGTTCACCAGCTTGTTGATATGCTTGTGCTCCACGAGCCATTGTCATCAAGTCACCAAGTGACATTTGATTTGGTTGTGCAACAGTTAAATTTGTATTTACATTAGAAACGTTAGCCATGATTTATTAACCTTATTATTCTGACGGCAAATTGCCCCAATTAGCAGTCCAAGGAACACTTGTATTCTGCATAGATACTGGAAGTATTGTTGAATTAGCAGCAAATCCACCTTGTCCTAACAATGAACTTAAATAATTTTGATTTCCTAAATTAGTTAATCCACCAGACAATGCACTTGCAGTTCCAATTTGACCAGCAGCTTGAGCAGCAGCAGAACCTGTAGCAAGGCTAGATAATGCGTTGGCTGTATTTGCAGAAAGTTGTGCGCTAGTATTTTGTGCTGTTTGACCTAATCCAGCTTGTGAAGCCAATGTATTATAAATATTGCCACGTTGCGTTTGATAATTAGTAAATGCGTTTTGATAAGCATTACCAGCATAGTTTTGTGTGTAGTCTTGCAGTGCTTTAAGAGCATTGCCACCAACCAAACCGCCTGTAGCATTAGAAGCGTTTTGTGTAGCTTGTTGACCTTGTTGTAAATTAAATGCGTAATTAGGTGCTAATTGTGCGTTTAAATCGGCATTGCTAAATTGATGTGTAAGATAACCAGTACCTGTTCCTGTGCCAATAGGATTGCCATTTGCATCGTATTGTTGATATTGACCAGAACCTAAAGCACCAATTTGATTAAGTGCGTTGTAACCTGTGGCACGTTGTGGTGCTAATTGAGCATTTTGCGTGTTAAACATTGCAAGCTGTTGTGCTTGAGCATTAGCCGCAGTTTGCGCTTGTTGATCAGCAGCACTTGAAGCAGCATCAGCACCAAGCAATGAACTTCCAATGGTTGCACCAGCTAAAGCGGTAATGGGATCGTTATAGCCTGGATGCTTTAATACACCAACACCAAATTTACTTGAGAACATAGTTGCACCTATCACATTTCATGTATATTTTGCTTTGATCCTCACCGACTACTTCAAAGCCTATACGTTTACAGAATTTTAACCCTTTTTCATTTTCTTTTGTAACACTTGTTACTGCTGAACCATATTTTTCTATTAATTCCATTAAAGTCTTTTTAATATGACCTCTAATGGATGCTGTTGGCTTTTTTGAATATCCAACGTGCAATTCATTATCTTTAATCATTACTGCGCCAATTAATTCATTTTGTTCAGTAAGCTCTATAAATTCCCAACCTTTTAAAGCCTCTGCAAATTCATCAAGCGTTAAATTTAATCGTGCTTTAACCGATTGATAAATACTTTCTAAGGCTCTATTAGACATTGTAGAAAGGCACTTTGTAGGGCTTACCCCCAACAGAAATATTTATAAAGCCTACGGGCTTTGCAGGTAGCGTAGCAGTACCCGTTGTCGCTGTTGGTGAGCTAGTAAAGTTTAATAAATTAAGAAAAAACTGTTGCCACGCACGAGTAGGCCGTTTGGTTTGACCATCTAAAAACTCAGACTGTGGATAAGGGTTAGTTTGATTAACACCATAAATATTAGACATTATGATTCGCCTTCCTCTGCTTTAAGGTTAGCTGATACTATCACAGCATATACAGGGTCGCTAACAACTACTTCAAACACACGATCTCGTGACCAACCTAATCTGCGCCAAATAGCACGATTGTTATATTTACCTTGAGCACCAATAGATGTCCAATGTTCATTAGACCATGTAGAACCGCCATCATTAGACCAACGCAACATAGCTTGAGGGTTTACATTAACTGTAGCGGTGTTAGATGTACCGCAAATAGCCAAGCCAGCAATAGCAACACCAGCAATAGCACCTGTGGCAAAGTTACCAGCTACACCTGACAAACCAACACCAGGCTGAAATTGGATTTGAAATTCTGCAAAATATTGACGTTGTAAATCGGTGACTAAATGTGGTGCTCTGCGTAATCTGCGAATTTCACCACCATTATCAGTATAGTTATTAGAGTCTAATAAATAGATATTGCCGTTTTGCCAATCGCCAACATAGAAATTGCCATTAAATAAAGTGCCACAATTGCCACGATGTCTATGATAATTATTTTGACTGTCTACCCATAACCATTTGTGCCACATACCGGATGCGGTGTCATAAGCCCAAGTTAAATCTAATGTCGGGAATGAAACAACGTAAACTTCATGACCTTCTAATTGATAAGTCCAAGATACTGCATCTGCAATATATCCATTGGTTAATGAATTTTCTACAGCGTGAGTAGAGATACGTTGAGGGACATAGCCACTCATTTGCATAATCTGTGCTTGACCACGATTATTTTTAGACACATAAGCAAACGAATTGCCAAGTCTAGCTAATGAAAATGGTGCGCCAATACCTGTTTGAGTGTTAGTGCCTGGAATACGTTGGAAAGGGAACGGAAATGTACCCACATCAACCCAAGCCTCTGATGAAGTTTCACCTAGCAAATAAACTTCACGATGATCACAAATAATCGCCACTAAGTTATCAGGCGAGCCATCTTTACTTGAAAAACTTAATCCGTAAGTAATAGGTGACAATGGATTGGTTGCAGCCCATTGTTGTGTATTAGGGTCGTTATATACAAAATAGTTATCTACAATGTCTACAGAACTGCCACCTGTAAACGCACCATCTGTTGAAGGTAAAATACTAAAATTCAGCGCATATAAAGTTTCAGAACTAATAGATTGACTGTTATTTAATACATAAGTCCCTGTGCCACCTGTGCCAGAGCCTGTCGTTAAAGTTAAAGTTAATCCTGTGCCATTACCGCTTGATGATGTAGAAGCTGGGTTAGATGGTGTAGAAGTATATTGACCTGCGTTAGTCAAACTTAATCCTGTTACTACACCGCCTGTGCTTACGCTTGTTACTACAAAGGTAGCAGGAGTCGTTCCATATACCCCACCAAGCACTGTTACTGTGTCATTAACTGCATAATTAGTGCCAGCAGTAGAAATGGTTGCACTTAATACAGTTCCGCTTCCTAAAGCCGTTATAATCGTTCCTGCGGTAACACTAGCACCTTGTATTGTTTGACCTGGATATAATGTGCCTGTAATTGCAGTCACAGTTAATGTAGTGCCAGAAATAGAACCTGTCATAATCGCAGCAGCTAAGTTGCCTGACAAATTAGTACTAGTCACAGTTTGTGAAATATTGATTGTATAAGTACCTGTACCACCTGAGCCTGTGCCGTTAGCAGTAATAACAGTTTCATTAGTAATACCAACACCATAAATAACTGTGCCTGGCTTAATTACTCCATTAGAGATGCTAGATACAGTTAATGTTGTACCGGAAATAGAACCTACAAAAGTTACTGCGGCTGGAGTTGATATTCTCCATGTATAGCGATAAGCACCATCTACAATATAGACGTTTAAGCCGTTATCTGAAATTCCTACATTACCTGTAGATGAATTAAGAATTCCAATAACGTAGTAGGCAAAGCTAGACGTAATTAAATATACATAAGGGCCACAAACAGCCACCATGTATTTGCCACCAGATACGTTACGCAATCCACGAACAGCTTGTGAATTAGGGAATTGTATTACTGATGTAAGACCTGGAGTAGGATATAAGGCTACAACACCACGCTGACCTGGCTGTTTAAGCGGATCAACCTCAGGCCGCCAGTTAATACATTCCTGATCGTCTTGATAGATTGATGGTGCTGTATATGATGGGCCAACAAAGCCAAAATCAGACATATTTTACTCGTAAAGAATGTTGATAGAGCCAGCGTCAAATGTATCTGTGCCGTTAGTAGTTGTAACAACAACTCTGTCCAATGTACCACTAAGAGCAATTGTTCCAGCAGAAACTGACATATAATTTCCTAATACTGTAATTGATATATTTCCTGATGCAACCCAAGTATTTCCATTTACATTTGAAATTATAAAAATACCTTGACGTAAAGCAGCAGCTCCACCTGATTGAATTCCAAATCCTGTTGTATATCCAGTTGTTGCAACTGAACCACTTAAATTAGTTGCTGTAGCAGCATATCCAGTTGTTGTAACTGAACCTGCTCCAAGTTGAATTTGTACATCTGTTGTTCCACTTGTAGATACACCATTAAACATCACAGTAATGCGCTTAACCCAGCTAGGAATAGAACTAAATGTAATGCTTGTACCCGATGTCGATGCTACTGCTGTACCACTTTGAATGCCGTTATATACCGCACCCTGTGGTGCAGTCATACCTGCTGTGCCGTCTAATACTAAACTCATATTAAGCTCCTTCTGCTGGAGTGTCTGTTGGTGTTGGCTCTACTGTAGGTTCTACAACAGGTGCAGGTTCTACTACTGGCTCAACAACAGGCTCAACAGGTGTTACATAATCATCATGTTCTGTAACTTCACCTGTAATAACATTAACTTCAATTCTCATGATTTATCCTTGATATAAAATATTGATTGAACCAGCATCGAAGGTGTCTGTGCCGTTTACTGTAGTAATAACAACTCTGTCTAATGCGCCAGAAAGTGTAGGACTTACTCCAGCAACAGTATTAAATACACTGGTAGTAACAGTATTATTACCTAAACCAACCCAAGTATTACTTGAAATTAAAGTTAATATTAAACTTCCGCTAAATATATAACTTGCATTTCCTGCATTTGTTAATTGAAATCCTGTTGTAGCTTGTACAACACCTGAGGTACCGACATTAACAGTAATACTTGAAGTTGTTGCATATCCACTTGTGCTAACAGAACCACTACCTACTTGTACTTGTGGCAAAGATGTCCCATTGGTACTAACCCCATTAAACATTACAGTTATCTGTTTTGCCCAAGATGGAATGCCTGTAAATGTTACAGAAGTACCACTTGTAGATGCTACAGCAGTACCTTGACCAATCATGCCAACTGTACCTGTTTGGGCTGGTAAAGTAGCTGTATTTGAACCTGCTACTGATGGTGCGGATAGGGTAATTGTTCCGCTAGAATCCCCAGAAATTACGACTGAACTCATATTATCTCCTATGCCCATGTGCCGACAGATACGTTTGCACCTGCTGCGCCAATTGGTTTGATTTTTATGTATGAACCTGCTTGTGTTGTATATGCACCACCAGGAGCTGCACTTAATGTGTATTGTGGAATGAATGTACCACCAGCGTTGATAGATACTGTACCTTTAATTATAAAGTTTACACCTTCACCGGCGCCAGTAAATGCTGCGGTAACTACTGTGCTAGATGCTGTTAAAATAGTCATGGCATTTGCACCATTTGAAGTAGTGCTGATACCAGAAGAACTCCAAGCATTTACTAAAGTATATGCACAATTATTTACAGTAGCAGTTCCACCAAATCCTAAAGCAATTGTATGTGATGTAGTTCCTGCAGCTTTTAATAATGGACAAACCATCTCAAATTCATACTGTGTAGATGCAGATAATGTGACACCTACACCAAAGATAGATTGTGCTGTATTAACGTTACCACCAACTAACCCAGAGTTAAGTGCAAAGAACTGTTCATTAGGAACAATACCACGTTGAGTGCCTAGTGGAGTTGCAGCAAAGATAGTGCCGTTATACTCAATCTGACCAGCAGCAGCCGTTCCTGATAGCGTATTACTTGTTAAAGCTAAAATTGACATAATATATCCTTAAGAAATAACCCAGCGACTACCACTAGGAACAGTTACTGTAATACCTGATGCAATAGTAATCGGGCCTACACTTGAAGCACTACGATTAGTTGTAATTGTATAGTTAGCTGTGATTGTTTGATTGTTTTCATACATACAGTTATTAGCTACGCAATAAGCAGCAGATGTTTGTGTTGTGCCATCGCCAAAAGTTAATCCGCTAGGTGCTGAAAATGTACCTGTAATTGCAAGATTAGCAACAGTAACCAATTGTGAACTGTTAATGGTAATTGCATTTAAACCGCTTGTTTGTAATGCTAATGTGCCACCTGAGCCATTAATTACACCATTTAAACAAGTGCCGTTATAAGTCCAACCATTTACATCGTTTAGCCACGATGCGTAAATAATGGTCTGGTTATCAATAAAAGTAGTGCTAGCCAAAATGATTCTCCTTTAAATAAGAAATGGCAGCGATTAAACTTTCTATATTATCTTCAAACATACCAATTCCACTATTACATTTAGAACATAATAAACCACGAACTTTTCCAGTTTCGTGACAATGATCAACAAACAAAGGTAGCAACTGCTCTCTTTTCTTTTTATGATTTCTTCTTAATTCAGGTTTTTTACATATTTTGCATGATTTATTCTGTGCTTCATACATTAAAAAATAATCATCAAAATTAATTCCATATTTTCTTTTTAAATGACTGTTTACATAAGTTAAAACATATTTTTCTGATTCTCTATATTTTTGTTGGATAGCCTTTGCTTTATCCGGATTATTTTTACGCCATTCAATTGCTATTTTTGATTTATCTTTAGATAGCATTTTTAATCCTTATCTAAAGAAGCCGCCTGATAATATCCAGCCAGCATCTTTTGCTCTACCAACCAACATAGAGTCAGGATAACTAGCAGCTGCAATTGGTTGCATATTATTACGTTTGATTGTGGCTTTAGCTTCGTTAGCAAATTTATTAATCATCTCTATTTGCACTTGTGATGCCTTGCCATACATAGGCATTAAGCGTTCAGCCAAATTCCATCTGAGAGCCATTGAATAGCCTTGTGGCAATACAATCTCGTCATACAACGTTTCATAGTTACTAAAAATAGTAGATGAAAACATGTGCATCTCGCCTTGCGCTGGATTAGGCCATACAAATACGTTACCTGACACAGCGTTAGGATTGTAATAAAGTGCTTTAGGCCAAGGGCCATTTAATGTTTTTAAGCCAATTTGGTTATAATTTTCTAACGCTAAAATAGCTACTTGATAATCTAAACCGCCATTAGCAACAGGCTCGCCATTAGAGTTTGTATTAACTCTCACATAGGCTTGATCAATAAACAAAGGCTTTTGATAGTAAGCTGTAATGCTTTCTGACGTTACCGCAGTCGGATAAGAAATGTTTAACTCGTATGTACCTGTTTCGTTTACTTGACCGCCAGAGCCCGTTAAAAACTGCACAATTTTAGTGCCAGCAATAATTCCTGTGCCTGTAAGCGTTTGACCTTGAGCAATTGCGCCAGAATTTAGTGCAGTAACAGTTAAAATGTTGCCTGTAATTGATCCGGTAAATGTTGCACCAATAAAGTTTTGTGTGGATGGTGTTGGCCCGATAGTGTATTGAACTTGACCTGATATAAGAGGGAATATAATTTCAGTGGTGTTATACACCATCATATCCTCGTTAGACCATTGGTCTATCAAGTCATTAAGCATATCAAAAGCATCTTGGGCGGCATCTGGTGTCGGTGTTTCACCTGACTCTAATGCGCCAATGTCTTTTAATGCTCTTGAGATGATTTCAATTGGTTTCATTTTTAGTCCTAAACATTAGGTGTGAACACTTGGGGCTGCCAAGGCGCAGGAGTTTTAACAGATGTTTTTGCTAAATAATCCAATTGTTCATTTAGTCTTGATTCTATAATATTTATTCCATCTACAACAGATTCTTTTTTAATTAAATCTATTACATCTTGCTCAGTAATATCGGCATAAGGCTTATCAAATTTGCCGTTAAAATACCAATTACCCTCAGTTTCAACGCTTAAATCGCCTTCTGATTCGCTTGCAGTAACGTGATATTTAGCAGACGTAATAACTTCATTATCTGCATCAACTTCTAATATTAACCAATTAAAATTATTCATAATTTACCTTATACGATTACCCAACGACTGCCTGATGGAACTGTAACTGTTATTCCGGATGCCACAGTAATTGGCCCAGCACTCATAGCACTAGAACCACTAGGAATTGAATACGATGTAGCTACTGATTGGCTATTAACATGAAAGCCATTAGATGCAACAACTTGAGCCCCTGTTACGTTTCCAGAAGCTAAAATGTTATTAGCACCAGCATCTGTCGTAGTACCTACAGAAAAACCGCCTGATACTGATAATCTAGCTTTTTCCGCACCATTATTCCAAAACCCCATTGGCAGGTATGTGCCTGTGCCATTGATGCCTGATACTAATTGAACGTCTGTAGAGCCGTTAGTAGCAATTAAAATCTTGCTTGCATTGGTTGGGTCTGCTGCATTAGATGCTTGCCATGAAGCTGCTGTGCTTGTGCCGTTAGGAACTGCATAGATGCCTGTAGACGAATTTGTAGTTGATGTTTTAAATAATGTTCTGCTATTAACTGTTGCGTTACTAAAATCGCCTTGATATAAAGAACTTGCATTAATTATTGTTGACGATAATAACCCTGTAGATGGCGTGTAATTTAGTTTAGTTGAGCTAGTATATTCAGTTGTTGCTGTTCCTGTAGTTACACGAGCAAACAATGGATAGTAAGCAGTTGCAGAACTTGTATCGTCTGTAATTGTTACCCCTGTTGCTGGTGCAGCAGCCCAAGTAGGAACACCACCAGCCAATGTCATAATGTAACCATTGGTGGTTGCAGCAAGAAATGTAGTAGCCCCTGAGCCTGTTTGATATGGAACTGACCCATTAGCCCCACCAGCAATATTTGTCGCTGTGGTTGCGCTTGTAGCACTTGTAGCAGTAGCAGCATTGCCACCAATAGATAAGCTAGATGCAGTACCTGTTAAACCTGTACCTGCCCCTGTAAAACTAGTAGAAGTAAATACACCTGTTGATGGATTGTATTGTAGTTTGGTAGAACTAGTGTATTCAGTCGCTAAGTTACCGCTTGTTTGGTTAGCAAATAATGGATAACGAGTACCGACTGTTGTAGTGTCATCCGTTACAGTTGCATAGCTTACAGGAGTAGCCCAAGTAGGAACTGCTGCACCATTAGATTGTAAGAATTGACCTGCTGTACCATTACCAATAAAACTTGTGCTTCCTGACCCTGTTTGGTAAGGAATTTGACTTGCAGCACCACCAGCTAAATTAGTTGCGGTAGTCGCTGTGGTCGCTGAACCTACAGACAAAGTAGATTGAGCCACATATTGTGGCGCAGTAGCACCAGCCGTCAACACATAATTAGTTGTGCCTAATGACAGGAATGTAGTTGCGCCAGCCCCTGATTGATAAGGCAAAGCACCAGCAGAACCACCAGCAATATTAGTTGCGCTTGCTGCAAGCGTAGCAGAAGCCACAGCCCCACTTACAATAGAACCTAATATAGACGTTAGCCATGATGGATTTGAATAGCTACCGGTTGAATAAAGCCCATTGGTGACTGTTCCTGCATTGCCTGTAATGCCAATTCCCCAAGTTCCTGATGCGTTTGTACCTGTTGTAGAAGGTGCGCCAATCGTATTGTAAGAAATAGTTTGTGCAACAGAGCCGTTAAATGTTGTGCCTGTTGCGCCACCTGTTCCGCTATTATTAAATGTTAGCGAATTAGGTGTGTTAGCTGTAACTGTTGTAGAACCGCCCAAACTAACTGCATTACCATTAATCGTAATAGATGAATTAGCCAAATAACTGTTAGCAATAGGTGTCGCATTCCAAGTACCTGCGGTTAGCGTTCCAACACCCGTAATTCCTGTGTAAGAACCACTAATTAAACTAGATGCAATCGTTCCGCTAGTGATTTGACTAGCAGCAATCGCAATAGATTGTGCAGATAAAGCAGTTAATTGACCTTGAGCATTAACTGTTGCGCTTAATGTTTGGCTTGCTGATCCATAAGCCCCAGCCGTTACGCTTGTATTAGTAATGCTAAATTGATTGGCAAATAATGTTAATCCTGTGCCAGCAGTATAAACGGCAGAGCCTGAGAATTGAACAAAGGTAATTGGTGTTACGTTAATAGTCCCTGTATCAGCAGATGTTGATACCCAACCTGTATTTGCTTGACCGCCATTTAAAATAACTGTGTATGCGCCTGGCACTTCTGCCCAAACATCCATGTCGGCTGCACGAGTCCAAGCACTTGCAGAAGCTATCCAAATCCCGTTTTCTGATGATGTAGATTGATTTTTTACTAATACTCTATCGCCAGCTAACGTAGTGTAAGTGTCAATAGTCTGTAACCCTGATAATGTAATGTTGCCTGTTGTGGTACATTTACACGCAGCTTTAGGGCCAAGACCTGTAGCAACAGTATCAACATAGAATTTATTAGCTAAATCTGTTGCCCCGCTAGGTGTAGTAGTTACTTGACCTGTTGTCGTTAGAACATTAGTAAAAACTCCCGTTGAGGGAGTAGTTGCACCAATTGTCGTACTGTTAATCGTACTATTGGTTATGTTTAATCCTGATTGACTAGGATTGATGGAAGCATAAAATGGCTGACCCTGACCGATAAAGGTCTGAAAGTTGCCGTAAACGTCAAAGTACGCTTGAACAGGCAGTAAATTTTGGTCTACAGTTGAACTAGGGCCAGCCATGTGTTTCCTTAAAATGGAATTGCCGAAAGAATAATTACATCATTAGCATTAAAAGCAGTAGCAGAACCGCTGCTGTTTGCTAAAGAAGTAATAGTTGCTGAAGTTGTTGTATAAGCAGTTTGTTGAATATACAAAGTTCCAGCACTTGTTATGTTCCATCCTGTCAAAATCCATCCATTAGGTGCTGCTGGCAAACTTATTGTTCCAGTTGTTCCAGGGCTTGTTCCTACTTTTACACTAAATCCAACAGTATTCAATGCTGTAATTGTAGGGCCTGTTCCAAAACCTGAAGAAATTGTAGGTGGAGTATTAGAAAATACTAATGCACCGCCAATGTAAGTATTTCCATTGACATTAAGATTTCCCATTGCAACTGCGCTGCCATTGATTGTTACAGTATTAGCAGTTAAAGTTGTTGCTTGCAATGGTGCTACTAATGGTGATGCACCCTGACCAAAAAGACCTAAACAGTTTCCATTTGAATCATATTCAGCTTGAACTGACAATAGATTTGTGGAAACTGTGCTTGCGACTTGATTTGAGCTCATTATGAAATTCCTTCGCCTGGAGTAATTTCTGCGCTTGTTGCTGCGCTAGATAAGAACCATCCATTAGGTGGTAAACCGCCAATAACAGCAACTCCGTTAGCAGGAATAGAAATAGTATTAGCAGATGGTGCGCCCAATGCTGGTGCAGTTACTGCCAAAGTTACAGCTAAATCGCCTGGCTCTGGTGGTTGCCATGACACACGAATTAAACTAGAAGTAACGTTCACAATGCGATAGCTTGTAGGATAAACGTTGTTAGACGTTTTAACCTGTACCGCAGCAGCGTTACCAACTAGGTAAGTCGGCCCCCAAGGGGTAAATGGTGAATTATAAGCCATGATTTTTCCTTTATAGACCTGCTGGCAATTGACCTTCTGGGCGAATAACTTGAATTACATAGTTACCAGCCAAAGGTGTTGCGCTTGATCCTGATACGTTAGCAAATTGAATTTGCAATGTGTTAGCAGCAGTTACTTCAGCTTCTGCATAAACAATACCAGCAGTTTGAGTGCCAATAACACCAATAACAATAATTTGATCAGTTGTTAAAATGCCAGGTACAGTAAATGTTTGGTTTGATGAAGTACCTGTTACAGCAGCTGGAGTCAATGAAACTGAAAGATATGAAACGCTTAAAGCATTTCCACGAGCAATAGTAGTAGATGACATGATTTTTCCTTTTGATAAGGTTAGTTAATTATAGGGCTTTAAAGAAAAAAAGCCACACTTTTAAGCATGGCTTCTTCTCTTTTTTACTTCATTTTATTGCTTAGTAATAGCCTGGGGTTAAGTCATATCCGTAAATATAAACATCAACAGTTGCAGTAGCAAAAGCTGTAGAAATATTTACATATACAGTTTGTGCAGACAAAGCTGTATTTGGATTTGTAGCCGCAGAGATAGTTACATAAGCTGGTGTTGTTTGACTAGTTAATGCTGCTGCTGTCAAAACTGCTGAACCATTTTTAGCGGTTGCAGTATAAACACCCAAATTCACAGAAGCTACAGATTGTGTTGCACCATTGTTGTTAGCGTTAGCTACAACTACTGATACAGGAACATAAAGTGCGCTGTTGTTAATTTGAACAGCAAAGTCTGCTGCTGCCGCTGTAGAAACACCCTTAAGAACACCCAAAACACGCAAAGCCTGTTGGCTATTGAGATTGGATGGGTGAGTGGTATTGGTGACTGCTGGACCTGGATTAGACATAATAGTTTTCCTTTTCTTTATCCGTTAATTAAGCTGAAACTCGGCAAGCAAGTTCTGGATATAGAGGAGCCCAACCATACAATACGTCTACACGAGTAGGAATTGAGTCGTTGTTAATTGTGTATTGACGAACAACACGCAATGATAGACCCACTTCTTTATCTGATGCACGACCAGCAAAGTGAACACCCTCTGGCAATTCCAAGTCAGCAGTTGCCAATGTGAATGCGTTGCGATGCATTACGATGTTTTGTGGTGAAACGATACCGCTACCACTTGCATTGTATTGTGAAGCAAAGAATGTCACAGCAGCTGTGCTTGATGTAGTTGGAATGCTTACGTTTTGGAACTGACCAGCAGAAATAATCGCTGGAGATACAGTTACTGAAACGCTTGAACCAGATGCTACAGAAACAGCAGATTTAACTACGAATGAACGTAATTTGTTTGTGCCGTATGCTTGACGATTTTGTGGGTTGACTGCATACACACCAGCGATTTGGAATGTATCACCAGCGTTCAAGTTGATTGTGCCTGTGTTAGCAGCAGTCAAAGTGATTGTTGATGTTTGTGCCCAACCAGAAGTCAAGAAGCCTGTTGCTGTAGTTGTGTTTACAGAAGCAGTTACTGTTGATGATGAGAAGTTACCGAAAGTTTGTGACACAATGTTTTGGTCTAATTTCCAGTTCATACCACCAGAGTCACGACCCATCAAACCTTTAGTGTATTGGCTAGAGATTTGTTCTGTAGGAACGAACAAGCCTTTTAAGCTGTCAACAGTTGAAGCTGATGTGAATGGCTCAATAATAGCTGAACGGCGGCCATCACGAGGAGCACCTTCAGAGTCAAGATATGCTTGTGCTTGCAACCAAGTACCTAAGCCTGTTGGTGGTGTACCAGCAGTGCCTACGATGTTAGCTGTATTCAAAGCAGCAGTAGTTGTACCATCAAAGTCAATCTTGTTGGCAATAGCTGCAACGGCTGGTTTCAAGATACGATCAGAGAACATATCTAATGAAAGAGCCAAGTCTTGTGTTGTAAATTGTGTATCAACGTGGAACTGAGTTGAAAGCGTTACAGGTACTGAAGTTTCGTTCAAGTCCTCTACGTTCAAAGCTGGGCCAGTTGTACCAATGAAA